AGATGCGTGAAGAGTGCATCGCAGAAATGCACGAGGTGCCAACTGATAAGCTACAGCAGTTATCAGGTCGCATTTTAAGCTACGATCAGATTATGACAATGGCCAGCTGGGCAGAGACTTCATCCAGCGAATAATTTAATAGCATACATTTCGTGTGCTATAATGCAAACATAGCTATCGCTCAGCGTTGAAGAGTGGAAATATATGAACAACGAAGTCACAACGGGAATCGCTGAACCTGAAAATACTACAGTGGAAAAGACAAATATCACAGCAGAGGATTTTGCGATCCAACGCTTAGGGCAACCAACGCCTCAACCAGAAGAGCAAGAAGCTCCCGAGGTTGAAGAAGAGGTAGCCGACGAAATTGCTACTGAAGAAGTAGAAGGAGTAGAGGAATCAGACGAGAGTACTGAAGACGAAACTCCCGAAGCGGAAACAGACGAGCAAGTTCTTTCTCAGATTGATTTAGATGACATGTCCGAAGTGGAACTGCGTGAACTAGCCGATAAGCTAGGTAGCCGTGCAGTAGCTCGCTTTGGAGAACTCACAGCTAAACGAAAGGCAGCAGAGGAAAGACTCCAACAACTGGAGTCCAAAATGCTTGCCCAGGAAAACAATCCGCTTACACCAAAGCAAAAAGTTACAAACAATCCGTTTGATAACGTAGGGACTCTTGAGGACCTGCAATCAAAAGCTACGGATGCTAGTAATGTTATTGAATGGGCAGAGGACATTATGTTCAATGCAGACGGATATGAAGCTGATGATGTTGTCACGGAAGTAGAAGGTAAGGAGATGACTAAGGCTGATGTCCGCAATGCATTATTGCAGGCACGTAAAGCTCGTGACAAATTCCTTCCTGCTCGCTTGGAAGAGATCCAGAAGGTAGAGCAAAGCAACCAGATGCAGGAGCACCTAAGTGCTCAGGCTGAAGCTGAGCTACCCTGGATGAAAGGCGAAGACAACGATACACGGCGTGAGTACCAAGCCATTATGGGCGACCCTAGGGTCGAGACATTAATGACTAGCCTCCCGTCTGACGTTAAAGCACAGATGCCGTACCTGTTAGCGCACGCCGCTAATAGTATCTACGGTCGGAAAGAAGTAAAAAGCGTTAAGTCCAAAGTACGACTTAACCCATCAAATACTTCTACTCCTAGTGCAGCAGGCTCAGATAAGCCTTCTAGCCGTGCAAGTAAATCAATCAAGAACTTGAATACTCAGTTTAAGCAATCAGGTGATAAGAGTGACTTCATTACTCTCCGAACCCTTCAATTACAAAACAGATAAATTAAATTCTAATATAAAATATTATGGCATTCTCAAATACATTCGACACCACTAATCCTGGTTCCGCTGTTTCCAATCGTGAAGACCTCACAGATGTACTTACCATCTTGGCTCCCGAAGAAACTCCTGTCCTTTCATCCGCTTCTAAGAAACGCTCCAGTGCTACATTCACTGAGTGGACCGTAGACGCTCTTTCTGCTCCTAGCGTTGCTGGTGTAGACGAAGGTGCAGATGTTACTACATTCACCGATCAGTTCGCTGGCCGTGCTCGTCTTGGTAACTACGTCCAAAAATTCCGCCGCAACTTCCAGGTCTCCGACTTGCAAGAAGCTGTTGAGTCCGTTGGTCCAGCTAAGATTGCACAAGCTGAAGCTAAAGCAATTCGTGAGCTTAAGCGTGACGTTGAAGCTACATTGATCGGTACACAAGATCGCAGCATCGAAGATGGTGCTGGTACACCTTACGGCCTTCGTGGTCTTGGTGACTGGATCGACTCTGCTGGTCCTACTGACGTTCCTGCGAACTTCCGTACCCCTGCTTCTTCGATCTATGACATCAGCGCAGCTGGTAACCCATTCAGTGAAGAAACTCTTAACGACATGATCTCTTCGATCTATCGTGAAACTGGTAGCACCAACAAACTTATGCTTGTTGCTGACACTGGTCTTCGTCGTACTATCGCTGACTTCGCTCGTGTTTCTGCTGGCGCAACTGAAAGCATCCGTGCAGTAAACTACGATGGTAACAAAGCTGAGATTAAACTCTCTGTTGAGCTTTACCAAAGTGATCACGGCATCGTATCTATCGTCAACATGAACCCAGACACTGCTCCTGCTACACTACTGTACAATCAGTCTGGTGGCGTATCGGGCAATCTTGACTTCAATGACGGTTACCTCCTCAACCCTGACTACTACGGTGTACACGAACTGATCCCTATGGGTTCGACTCGTCTACCTAATCTTGGTGGCGGCGAACGTGGATTCTGCGATTGCACATTGACCCTCGGTGTTTATCACCCACAGGCTCACGGTAAGATTACTCAGTAATCCTGCTTGATTTTTCAGGGAGGGGTTGGTATAATCCCAGCCTCTCCCTTTTTTTACTTTTAATTTTTAATATGAATATTACAAATAACGGCCCTACTTACTCTGATGCAGAACTTGATCAGGCTTTTATGGATGAAATCAAAAATGGATTTCAGCTTGAAAAGCGTACGGAAGCATCTCGTGTAGATCAAGCTCGCAAAGAAGCTACTCAAGAACGAGGCAAGGTGCACCCAGTACTGGGACGTTGCGTTGCAACAATTCCGCACCGTGAGTACTTTAGACTTATTAAAAAATACGGACAAGACACAGTGCACTCCAAGGAGTTCCTGCAATATTTCCAAAAGAATTTCTCGGACCTTACACCCAACAAACTATAATATATTATGGCCAATTATCCTACTATCACGTATCAAAACCTAGAAGAACGCTTTAAGTCCATTGCTGGACTAGCTTCACTAGAAACAACTGACGCATCATTTCTGCGGCAAGCAGTTAATCGCCGTGTTCGCACAGCGTTTGAACGCTACCCTTGGCCTGACTTTACCGTAATTGGAGAATCCATTGCACTGGCAACAGGAGACGACAATACAATTCAAACATATGGAACTGGGAAAGACCTAGCTAATGATTCCAATGTAGTGTTTCGTATTCACAAAACCGATCCAACGGATACCCGTTACCCAGAAGAATACACATATGTTTCAACTTTAAATGCTGGAGGTTATCCATCAGTAAAAATTATTAACCCAACAGTTCTTGACGGTATTAGCGTATACGCAACTTACCGTAAGGACCTTGAAGCGGTTATTGCTGACGGTGGCACTTATACATCAGGTAGCTACGGCGACGAAGCCAATGATAATCCAAACATCCCATATCAGTTTTTTGAGTACTGCGCTTTCGGTGCTTACGCAGATTTCCTACGTGGTGATGGACAGACTGACAAGGCTCAAGTAGAGGATCAAAACTCTGAAATCATTCTTGTTTCTGAAATTGATAAGGTACGTAATCAAAGCCGTCAGTTCCGTCACGATGTCTTGCAGTATCGCCCACAGACTCAGTTCGCTCGTCACAACGTACAAGCGGGTGGAACAGCATTGAACAAGCCAGAAACACTACTGAACAATAACGTACAGTAATGCCATCTGACGCTACATTCCTTGAGGTTAAAAATGCTTTTCAGTCCATTGCTGGGCTGGAAAGCTTAACCGCTGCTGACGAGTTCTTTTTAACAAGTTCTTTAAATCGTGCGGTGTACCGTGCTTACAATGAATCAGATAGCTGGCCACGTTACTTAGTTGTAGGTGAATCCAGATTGCTTCTAACAGACCCAGCAGCAACGGTTCCATACGTAGAAGCAGCCAAAGAAACTATCGGTGAGTTCTTACGTATTCATAGGACTCAGCCATTCCTAAGGAACTCTGTTGTAGAGTTTGAGTTTTATGTAGATTCCGCTGGAGCGCATATACTGAACTTAACTACATCGGATAGCACTTCGGTATTTGTAACCTATAAGAAAGAACTACAAACAAACTTTACTCCAGACAGTACAGATATTCCAGGGGAGTTTGTTGATTATATTATCTACACTGCCCTATCTGACTTTTATACTGGAGATGGTCAAACTGATAAAGCAGCTATGGCTGCTGCTCAAGCTAAATTAATGCTTGATATAGAACTACTTAGGCTAGATAAAAAAGCCAACAACAATACAATTAACAAGAAGTTTTCAACTTACGTAAATCGTCAATCCAGATAACATCTGTGCTATAATACAATTATGAGTTCATCAAGAAACAACACCTTAGAATTTTCCTCAGTTGGATCAGAAGCTTTTACTTCTGGTGGATCTACAACTGGTCAACGCTATGGAGCGTTGCAAATTATTAACGACACTGTTTTCTCAGCATTAGTTGCTAGCAATGTAGATGGTATTGCCAACCTGCAAACTATTACTATTGCAGCAGGAACCGTACTGTACGGTCAGTTCAGTGCCTTCACGATTACAACTGGCGTTGTGGTAGCTCACAAGTACTAGTATGAACCTTAACCTTAGTAGCAGACTAGGGCGGGGTAGGGTAGTTGCGTCAGCTCCTCCTCCTGCAACATCGTCACTATATTTAAGGACTGGCGGTACTTTTTTATATCTACGACCTAGCTCAACATTTAAATACCTCAGACCTGCACTTAACGAGCTAGGAACAATGACCTTCAACGGACAGCCTTTTTTTTTTAACGGAAATAATTTAACGTATAACGGATAACATTATGAGTATTGATTTAGGAAATACACCAACAGGAACACCACCTACCCAAGCCGAGAAAGAGCAAATTTGCGCAGCCATCGGGATGAGTGATGCGATTGTAGCAACCGCTGACGGCAAGTATCCAGCACTTGACGGTAGCTTGATTGCGAACGTTGTTGGTGAGCAGGGTCTACAGGGCATTCAAGGTCTTCAAGGTGAAGCGGGTGAAACTGGTGCTACTGGTGCTGATTCAACTATTGCTGGTCCTCAAGGTGAAACTGGTCCTCAAGGTCCAACTGGTCCTCAAGGAGCGGAAGGGCTTATGCCAAATGTTGATAATGTTACAACTGGACCAGCAGGACCAGCAGGTGTTGTTGAGGGATTAGATGATATTTTAGCAAGAATTACATCATTAGAACAATATTCACCATTAACAAATGTTAGTAATGGCGCAGTTTCAGATATTACTTATAAGAATAAAGAAGAAATTACACTTGGAGAAAAATTACAAAATATAACAATAAATAGTGAAGGTGGATCAGTACCTTGGACTCCCGATATGCTTCCTGGTATGCAATTATGGTTAGATGCTAGCGATTTAACAAGTATAGGAACATCTTGGACTGATAAATCAGGAAATGTAAACATAGTTGAAAAGAATGGTAATCCAACATTAGTAACAGACACTAACAGTGGATTGAAAATGATTCATTATTCAGTCGACACGTTAGATAACCACGAACTTACAAATACTATTAATGGTATAAATACAGTCTTTTGGGTATTTAATGATACTGGTCCAAGGCCCCGAGCTAACAACGAAT